GAATGTGCTGCTACTGCGCGTTCAGTGAATAACATTATTTTTTACCTCTCTTATGAAACACAATGCTGTCTGGCATTTCTCTCATGCGTTTTGTATCTGTCATGTTTCCGAAGTGCTTAACTACCTCACCGTTTTCAGTCAGGGTCATTCCTGCCCCTTTTGAATTGTTTAAATCAAACGTTTTCCAGAACTCCCTTGCAACGTCTAGCGCCTCACACATAATCTGCCCAATCTGTATTAATCTTTTCAGCAACGTGAATTATTGAAATATCCTTGTAACGCTTGCTCAATACATCAGCCGCTCTTTGGCCTGTGCCGTTCATATCGTTATCCGCAAATATGTGAAGCTCGGTTACACCGTCTGGCACGATAAATTTTTCCATGCCGTTAGCACATATCGCCGCCCATGTAGGAATGTTGAATAGCTGTGTAGCCGCACATGCTGTTTCTATCCCTTCGGCAATTCCTAACACTCCGCTATGCTTGAATAAACGGATTGCACCTCCACTGATAGACTTGATTGCGCTTGTCATTTTTTTAACTTCTGGCACGTTCGCCTTTGTGCCTTCTCTCGTCAGGTAAGTACGATGTGCTGCTATTGGCTCGCCTTCCGCGCTACTCACTACGCCGATCATTCCGTAGTGAAATGATTTTTTACCTTCATCAAAGTGCATCATGTATTGGTGATACCAAACGTCAGGCTTAACCGTGATTCCGCGATTTGCCAGATATGGTGTGATTACTTCGCGTGTAGCACCCTTAAACAGTGCTTTCAGGTTTGCCATGATCTTGTCTGTATCTACCGCCTTCACCGTTACTGGCTGAATGTGTCCGATCAATGGTTTAACAATCTCAATGGCCTGTTTAAAATCTAACCCATCAAGCTTCATAATCAGATCGATGCCGTTACCATTGCCGCACTGGTTACAAATCCACTCACCATTACCCTTGTAGTCTGTAAATCTGAATCTGTCTTTACCGCCACAAATCGGGCAGCTTGTATGCTTAGTTGAAAGCTGTTTGTCATTCAGTCCAACAGTCGCAAGGATTGAGTGCCATTTGCCGTTAGCTTCTTTATGAATATCAAGCCGCATGTTTAGCCCCTTTCGATTTGATGTAACGAATCATCAAGTGCTGTACATAGCTGATAGTTTCAGGTGAAGGTGATTTTTTAACTTCGTTTAAACCGCGAGGCCATACACCGAAAGCTGATTTGTAGGCATGTGCTACCCATCCATGTGAGTGATGGCGCTCATGTGCTATTTGTAGCAACTCTGAATAGAAATCCTGCTTATGGCGTTTCTGTTTACTACGGACTACAAACTCAAGCTCGCCATCGTCAACTTCAACCGTGTTTTTCTTTTCAGGAGTAAATCCGCACATCGGGCAAGTGTGAACAGATGGCGCTTTCATGTATTTGCACTTTGAACACTCGCTCGGCATTTTCTTTTTAACTTCGACTGCCTTTTTCTCGCGGACTAATCCCATATCCAATTCAAGCGGTAGATCATCAGTTGGATAGCCAAGCTCAAATACTGTGCCTGAATGGTCTAGTATCAATGCTTTGGTTTTGCCTTCACTTGGTCTAAGAATGCGCCCTGCCATCTGGATATAGCGGATTAAGCTGCGAGTAGGTCGTGCCAGAATCATTACTTCGGTATGTGGGCAATCCCAACCCTCTGCCAGAATTCCTACATTGCTAATAATATTTGTTGTACCTTCGCGGAATCTGCCTAAGATTGCCTGGCGATCATCTTCATCTGTGTAACAATCAATATGCTCTGCTGTAATTCCTGCTTGCTTGAATTGCTCAACGATGTGTGTTGAGTGCAAAATATTTGTAGCAAATACCACCGTAGGTTTATGCTGTGATAACTTGAACCAGTGCGTAACAATGTCACCGATCAAGTCTGCTTTATCTACCGCAAGGCCTAACTGTGTCTCGTTGTAATCCCCTGCTACAATCTGCACTTGCGATAAATCAGGCTGTGAAGGTGCGTATATGTCGCAATCAACCAGAAAGCCAAGTTCTACCAGCTCGCGGATAGTTGCCGCTTTTACAATATTCTGGAATTGCTTGCCTAATCCTTTACTGAATGGCGTAGCTGTCAATCCGACTACTGGCACGTTATGAAAATGCGCTAATAGTTTGTGATAGCTTTTTGCACCAGCTACACCGTGAGCCTCGTCTATCACGATAAAATCAGCATCAGGATAACCTCTACGGTCTAACGTCTGAATTGAGCAGATTAAAACCTTGCTATCTACTAGTCCGCTATTGCTGCCCTGAATGATGCCGTGTGAAATTCTAGCGGCATGAAAACGTCTACTTGCTTGCGTTACCAGTTCAACACGGTTACACACAAACAAAACCTTCTTACCAAGGGAACGAGCTAGACGAATCATTTCCATGCCCATTTCACTTTTACCGCTTCCTGTAGGGCTGTATAAAATTACACGCTTTTTACCTTTAGAAAATTCAGCACGTAATTTGCCAATAGCAGCTATCTGGTAAGGTCTCAAAATCATGCTGCTTTCCCCATAGAATCTTCCGTGCCTGATAAGAAGGGTTTTAATATCTTCTCTTCTCTTCTCTTCTCTTCTCTGGTAGATACATTTGTAGATTGCTGTGTAGATACATTTGTAGATTGATTGCTATCTACATTTTTATCCTTATTAGCTCTCCATTTTGCTTGGCTTTCGTTCTTCAAAGCCCGTTTCTTAGCCGTTTCACCATTATGTCTATCAAATTTTGGCAAGTTTACCCATTGCTCTTCATTGTCAAAATCCATCCATAAAACTGATTTCATTGCACTTGCAAAACCTTTGCATGACACAATGCTGTCTACATCATCTTCTACAACACCATCTACATGACCATCTACAGAATTTCCATCAAACCAGCCCCAAATACGGACTAATTTTCCGAACACTTCATCTTTATCAATACCCAAAAGACGAGAAATTCTCAAAATTTCAGGCTTGTCTGGTGTGGTTTTTTCAACCTTTATCCAATCACCTGCCATGATTAGAATCCTTTGAATTGATTAGTTTTTGAATAAACAAATCAATATATTCAGCAGGAACGTAGATGTAGCTGTCATCGCATTGATCGCATTTTTGCGTAATTGACAATCCGCTTTCATCGGAATCAATTTCAATTTCTAATAGGCCAACTAATTTCTGTTTCATACATTGCCTTCCAATTTGCCGTTAATAGGGTGCTGGCGTGATACATGGGGCAAATATCCATGTATCGGGTTGTACAGCCCTGCCAGCATTGAAAACATTAAATTTCTTCCTTTTCGTAATCCATAACCCACAAAGTCCGGCTAATGCTTCTTAGTTTTATAAAGTGCTTAATGAAGCTAAATAATTTATTCATCACTCGCCCCGATTTAGTACCAAACTGGCGCTTTTTAAATCTTCGTCATTCGCTGATAATTTGCTTAATGATTGGTTACGCCTTGCTTGCATAACCAAATTACGAAGGAAAGCGGAATGACTAAGACCAAGACTTTCAGCTTCATCACGAAGCCAGATAAACTTATCTGCTGTAAATCCTGCTTTGACGATTACATCGTGGTTATCTGTCATATAGGAATCCTTATGCAGCCTTTTTTAAAAAACGTGATCGTTTCTTTCTTAACTCAAATATCGCCATTGCTAATTCACCGCCAGGCTCTTGCTTACCGTTTTTAATACGGTTAATAGTTGACTGTGTGGTATGAACTAAACTTGCGACTTCGTTTTCAGAAAGCCCTGATTTAAGTATTTCTTGTATGATTTTCGTAAACATGACTTATTCTATGCGAATTCGCATTATATTGTCAATACGAATTTGCATTTTATTTTTTAAAGTTGGTAATGCATAATGAAAGTTATGGAATTTAAACAATGGTTAGATAGTAAAATTGCCGAACACAGTACGAATCCGACTGCGTTAGCGGAAGCTATTAAAGAAAATCAATCAACCATACAACGCATACTTTCAGGAGAAACAAAAAACCCTCGTCTAAAGATTATTAGAAAACTTGAAGATTACTTTTCTGAAAAAAGTACAGATATAGATCAACTTGGCAATAGACCGAGAGATATAACTATTAACCAATATGCAGATGTAAAAGGCTCTATGGGGGTAGGTATTTTGTTAAGAGATCAGCCAGGTCAGATAACTGGATTTAAAGTTAATTCAGAGTGGATGAATAAAAACGTACCATCAAATACGGGGAAAGAGAACCTTGCAATCGTTACAGGGTTTGGTGATTCAATGCGCGGTATGTTTAATAGTGGAGATCCATTATTAGTAGATACTGGCATTAAAAGTTTAGACTATGATGGTGTTTACTTCTTTCGTGTAGGTAATGAAGGCTTTATAAAAAGGTTGCAGCGAATACCAGGGGATGGCATAAGAGCTATCAGCACTAATAAAGAATATGAAAGCTGGACTATTACTAAAGATATGGATTTTGAAGTTTTTGGAAGAGTGTTAAAAGTTTGGAACAGTGAAGATTTTTGAAAGGCTAATTATGAAAATATTTTTAATATTAATATTAATTTTGTCAGGATGTGCAACAACTCAAAATAAATATACTGCAGCAGAATTATATGCAAAAGATAATTTACCTTTAGCTAAAGCAGGAAATTTAAAATGGTCTAAGTATTATTTAGAATTGTATAAAAAATTAGAATTAGAATCATTTATAAATACAGGAAATCAACTTGTTATATGCAATGAACTCATAGAAACATCAAAAGAATTTGAAGCTGGAAAATTAAATAAAGATCAGTTTGAATCTAAAAGACGCGATGCTTTAGGCAGATTAAAACAATTGGAAGCAAATTCTAAAATAGAAAATGAACCGTCTATTTTTACTATTCCATACGGCCCAGCTTACACTCCACCAAGAGCGACAACCTGCACATCATCAGGCGGCCAAACTTTCTGTACTACTTACTAAATCTAAATAATCAACAACCTGCTTCGGCAGGTTTTTTTTCGTCTAAATTTTCCCATCTAAAAATTTATTTTCAAAGTATATTAAAATAAATGCAAATTCGTATTGACATACTATGCGAGTTCGCATAACATACACCCATCAACTCAGCAAACGAGTTAAACAAGATGGAGTTAATCATGAACATACCAGGATGCTTTGGAACTCACCCAGAAGATATAGCAAGGGCCAAGGAACTAGATCGTTATCTTGATTCGCAAGCTGAATGGTCTGATGACGACAAGCGCAAAGCTAAAGATGAGCTGTATGACGACATTACATGGAACGGTGCTGCATGGGATGAAAATCTTGAAGGTTATCGCCTGGATATGTTTGTAGATTGGGAAAGTGTCATGTGTAGCCGTTTGCCTAGATGGGAAAAACTGGCAGAGCTTACCGACATTCAAGACAGATATGTGAAGCTTTACTGTGATGCAGTTGTAGAGCAAGACCCTGATAAATATTGCGAGATGTACTGTGGAGATGACGAATGAACACACATATTTTAAGACGCGCTGTTTCTGGCAAAGGTATGGATGAAACTATCACACCAATATGCTCATGCGGATGGCATGGCATCGGGTACGCATCACATAACGACTACCAGATGACTAATGTACGTGAACAGGAAATTAAGCACCTACACGATAAGCAAAGCGAAGTGCTGGCTAGAAAGGTTGCAGCATGAAACATAAACACTCAGATGTATTGATAGCCATTGCAGAAGGTAAAACAGTTCAATTATTGGTAAGTAATACATGGGTTAATTACGAAGAATTTACACATGTTTCACCGTTGCATAAAACATACACAGAATTTAAGTGGCGCGTTAAGCCAGAGAATAAACAAGATTATTTTGTACTTTTAGATGCAGTGCGTCGTAACAATATCAATTACGTTTCTGATGATGACGCTTCAAAAGCAAACCTAAAACTAACTTTCGATGGTGAAACTGGCTTACTTAAATCTGCCGAGGTTTTGAAATGATGAAATTTCATCTTACCTCCCTAGCCTACGCGATATTCATCACTATCGGTTTTTTCGTAGTGTTGAGCTTTGCACATGATGAGCAGCAAAGATATTGCGAAGTTAAATTTAATCAATCACTGGCTACGATGCCATGTAATGAGCTTAACGAGAAAGTTTACGAGGTGACGCTGTGAAAGATTACGCGAAAGTAGATACATCTGAAAAGATGAACAAGTTTGAACAGGCATTTTACTGCATCACCTTTTCAATCTCATTTTATGCGCTTATCTACTGGATATTGCTATGACTGGATTATTTCTAATGTACGCCTTTATCACTGGCTTAGTAACGGTACTTTTAACGCTATACGCGCTGACATTCTGCGAAATGTACTGCTACTACCGTAAATGTGGATTGACACGTAAACAGGCTATTAAAGCGACTTGGAGAATGCAAAATGAGTAACGAAGATATTAACGATCAGCTTATAGAGCTGGCACATAAGCGCGGTTATCTCACTAGAAACATTGAGGTAACTACAAAAATTAAACAAGCATTTAACTCTGGATTAATCGACTCAGAAACATACATCACTTTGGTTAATCTTTTAAGCGAGGATAAATAACATGGCTAACGATCAAACGATTTATGACGATGAACGCAGCAATGATGAAGAAATGATGGAAGCATTAGCTGAATATCAATATGCAAAAGGTCAAGGCTTCATTGATTACATTTACATGAATAGACCAATCGGTAATGGCAATATGTTGGTTGAAGCTATGGAGAATACAAGCCTTCAAGATCAATATATCAAAGAGGCTGGCTTACCTTTAGACACGGAACTGGAGTATTAATATGAGCATTTTTAAACAGTTAAGCGAGATCAACGTAAACGATCACGTTGAGCAGAAAGGTAGCTTTAAATACCTTTCATGGACATGGGCAGTATCAGAGCTTCGCAAGGCTTCACCGACTGCAACATGGGAAGTAATCAAATTTAACGGATTGCCATTCTGCAAGACTGAAACAGGCTACTTTGTAGAGGTTGCTGTAACAGTAGATGGCATCACATTAAGCCAGATTCACCCTGTGCTTGATAATAATAACAAAACAATACCAGTTCCTAGCGCGTTTCAAATTAACACGTCTATACAGCGTTGTTTAGTGAAAGCAATCGCTTTGCATGGTCTTGGTTTGTATATATATGCTGGTGAGGATTTGCCAGACGTAGAGCCAGAGAAAACCAACGTGCTATCTGTTACCAATGGTCAAGCACCTAAAACACCGTTAGCTGGGGCTACGGATGGATATAGCCCAGAGGAAATGGAGTTTCTACGTGAGCAATCATTAATCATGAAAGATTTTATAGACATTAGTACTTATGACAAGGCTCACGATGTTTGGGCAAAGTTAGACAACGAAGAAAAGACAGCGGTTTGGTCAATGCTTGATAGCAAAACCAGATCATCATTCAAGAAGTATCAAGAATCACTTAAACAAAAGGAAGCAGCATAATGGCTCAAGAATATGACAATGAAAATCGTGGCTCTATCTGGAAAAACGATAAAAAAGAAACCGAGAAGCATCCTGACTTTACAGGTAGCTTAAATGTGAATGGCCAAGAGTTTTGGGTAAGCGCCTGGAAGCGCAGACCTGACCAGAGCGATAAAGCGCCAGCACTATCATTCAGCATTAAGGCTAAAGACGGTCAATCCGTATCAGTGCAGCCTAAGACCGCTCGACCTAATGAACAAATTAACGAAGACGAGGATTTAATACCTTTCTGATAACGTGCGCCCAAGCCGATAGTGGGAAAACATCGAGCAGTATCAGGCACTCCTCCTCGCTTTAACGTGCTGATGATCCCGAGTGATTGCCGTAAGCAATTAACGAACACTTGCAAGGTAGTTAGAGAGGATTAAGCACCTAGTTGGTGTGGAAAGTATCTAGCCTGTAATCATCTGGGTGCAAGCTGAATCTTGTGATGATTATGGAGTAGGTATTTAAAAAAGGATTAATGATGAAATTAAGAATGATTATTGAGTTGGAATATAACGAAGAGGTTATGCATGGTGATGATAAAGAATCATACGACTGGTTTATCTGTGAAGTATTAGCCGCAAGTCCTAGTGATTTTCCAAATGCGCTATCTCTACATTCAAACATGATAGGTGATTTTGTTGGTGATGTAGAGCTTATATCAATACTGCCAAACAGTGAATCCGTATTAACGCAGCATGAGCCAAGTAAAGCTGATTAAAAGATAGTTTTTGAGAGGGAGTTAGAAGATGATACTGAAAACGTATAAAGATTTTGAGATTGATATAAGCCTATATGGAAAATTCAGCGCAGCAGGAATTGATAAACCATTTAATACATTAGAAGAGCTTACTGAGGCTATTGATAAAGCATCAAAAATTAAATACAAGCCTTTAGATGGTTTTCAACTTTACCAAAACAAAGCATTAAAAGTAACAATCACTCGCCCTGCTTCATCCACATATAACGGAACTCCAAGATTTTGGGTAAAGCATGAAAATGGTAAACGTGAAATATTAAGTTATTTGGTTTTAGATACACCAGAAAACAGAGCATTAATTGAATTATGGAATGAAGAAGTTAAGGCAATAAAAGAAGCTAATGATAGACGTGTTGCGCTTGAAGCAAAAATGAAAGAATTTAATATTAATTTAGAGCAAATATAAATGAACGGCTGCCACTCTACCCTATCCCCTAACCGCTTACAGAGTGAATTAATCTATCACAGTAAAGGCAAGGAAAAACAATCTTGTTAATTAGGTTATCGGAAGTAACTAGCATTGATACGAAAGGTAATGGCTATGGCAAAAAAATACTTTAAAGATACCGAACTTATTAAAGATATTTCATGGGAACGTGCAGAAAAAAACTTTGAATCTGACGTGCTTGTTTCATGCGGAATAATATCAAAAACTAAGTATGGAATTAAATTACATCGCATTACTATTTTAGACAGAATGACAGGTTTTGGTCATAGGGATATTGAAACAGGCTATCGCGCTAATGATGGGCAGTTTTGGCTTGCTAGTGGTTATTTTGATATTAGGAATTTTGGTGATTTAACTATTAATGACGCTATAACAAAAATTAAAGAAAACGCTAATAATTGCACTGGTGGATATATTAAAAATTCATTTCCAGCCAATAGAGTTTTTGAAACCGTTGCTACGGCAGATAGCTTGCCAAGCCCCACAACCGAATAACCCAGATGGTTTTTAAAGATAGGAAATAGGAATGAGTAACGAAACGCCAGCACAAAGAATAGACGCTGCACTAGATTCTATTTTACGCGCATCAGGTTCAAGACCCC